TGCAGGCACAGGGTGCGCTCGGTTGTGAGCCAGTTCGCCGCCCAGGCCGTACCGGTGCGCGGCGGTCCAATCACCATGAAGGAAATCACGTGCCCACCTTGCGCGCCTGTCTGACGGGCGCCGACAGGCGCACGAAGGTCTGCCTTGAGGTGAGGTACCCCTGGCGCTTCGAGATGGCGTCATTCGCCCATTCTGGCGTGAGCATTTGCGTACCGAGGAGGGCCGGCTGGCCGGTCTGCTCGAGCATCTGCTCGACGGCGTCCAGGAGTTGCTCAGGTACGCGCCGGGTGCGGTAGGCCTCAGTGACCGCGAACCAGGTCTCGGTCTGCACCACGGTCGGACACCAGGGTAGGCGTACCGGCATGACACCTAAGGTTCCCAGGATCCGCCCGTTCTGGTCCGCCACCACGACAAAGGCGTGGCGGAGCATAGTCGTCACGTACTCGAGGAGCCGTTGCTCATCGAGCTTGCCCAATTCCTTCGCGGGAGTCTGGCGATAGCCCTCCGCGATCAATCGTACGATGTTGACCGAGTCCATCGGGCTCGCGGGCCGGATCTGGACTGCTGCTTTTGACACTCGATTACCCCCGTGATGACTCGTGCGAATTGTAGCGATTACGTCACCGTTTTCCGGACGCAGCGCTAGAAAACGATTTCAGCGTCGATGTTCAGGGTGAGCTTGTTCGCGGTGTCGGCGAATCCCGTCAGGAAATCGGTCGCATCGAAGCGCGCCTTGCCGTACCAGTCCGCGTGCGAATTGGCGGCGATGCTCTCGCCCGCGAAGGCGAACTCGGTGCCGACGGCGGCCGCGCCGGTTGCGCCCTTGAAGAGCTTGCAGGTGTGCGCCGCGGAGTCGTTGTTCACCACCCGTATATGCAGGATGACCAGATAGGGCTGCGTCAGCGTGATCCCTACCGGTCCGGTCAGAGCGGTCACATTACAGTTGAGCAGGTTGGCCGCAGAGGCGCTGAGCGCGATAGGCGGGATATTGGCGAGCTTGGTTTGCATTCTCCTCTCCTACACTCCCCACTTGTTGAGGAGATAACTTTCAACATTGGCAATTTCGGTACCGGATAGCACCCGGGCGTAAATCAACATCTCCGCGAGCGAGCCTTTGAAATCGTTCACGTTGCCGCCTGCGTTGTATCCCAGTGCCGCCGATGAGGCCGTGATTGCCTGTGCGTTGGTCCCGCTGCCGGCTGCGGCCCTTGCGAATCTGAAGGCATACGCGCCGGATGAGTCGTTATAGGTCGCGTTGAACTGGTAGAACGTGCCCGAGACGGGTGAGGCAGTGCACGAACCGATGACGGCCACGAAGGTCTTGGTGAGGTTGATGCCGGAGGCACCAGGCTGGAAGTCGAGCTCGAGGGAGTTTTGCGGTCCGCTGAGCACGACAGAGCTTGCTCCTGTCGCCCGACCCACCACGAATATCGTGCTTTGGTTCATCGGGAAGTAAGCCGAAGCGAGCGTGAAGCGTCCGGTGGCACCGCCCGGGAAGAGCAGGCAGTTCAGGCCGTTCAACTGCGTCGTGTCGACCGTCAGACCGTTGGAATTCGTCTGCGCGAGGGCCGCAGGTCCGAGAATCCACGGGGTGCGGTTGCCCAGCATGAAGATAGGCCGGCCGTTGGTGCCCAGTAGCTTGCTGGCATCAATCCAGTACACCAGGTCGGCGACCGTGCCCGGGTAGTCGACCGTCGTCACGGTGCTTGCGCCGGCCGGTCCTTGCGGGCCCATCATTCCATCTTCACCGTCCTCGCCCGGTAGCCAGATGATCGGGCCGTCACTTCCCCTTGCGCCGGCCGCGCCGGCTGCCCCGGCCGGTCCGCGCTCACCAGGCACCGCATGCCATCCGTCCTCGCCGTCCTGTGCGGCCATGAATGCCGCCGGTCCCATGGGCCCGTCTGCGCCGGCTACGCCGTTCGCCCCGGCCGGACCTGGTGAACCGTCCTTCGGAATGCCATTGGCGTCGAAAAGTCTCATTGCAGGAACTTCCAGCCTGCCGAGGACAGCATCAGCAGCACGCCACCGCCCGGAGCCAGGATGAAGTCCTCGCCGCCGATTCCGACGAAGCGGTTCGCGGCGCTCGAGGAGCCTGACTCGTTGGCAAATTGCAGGTTATCGGTGACAGCGGCCGCATCGTTGATGACGGCCACGACATCCCCGACCAGGTGCACGGACGAATTCAGTCCGGTGACTACCGTTCCGCCACTTGCCGGCGTGAGCTCCAAGCGCGTGATTCCGGAATTCCACGTCGGCGGGGTGTAGTCGTCGACCGAGGCAGCCAGCGTATCGGCGACCGAGTACGGGAACGAGGGAACCACGGTGCGCTTCTGCAGGCCGCTGGAGTCGAATACCTTCACGTCTCGGCGACTCCCGTGATGGTGTAGTCGACCGCGCTCGCGTTGGTGGTCACGGCCTGCACCGAATCCAGCGGCGTGAGCGTGATGGACTCGCCGTCCTCGAGAATCTGCGCCGACTCATTCGGCGCCAGCGCAATCTGTGGGCCGAAACGCCTGGCTGTCCCACCGTTGGGCAGGATCCACAGTTGGATGGTCTCAACGGCCACTCCCACGTTGATGAGCCAGAACTGCTTGAGGTAGTAGTTCGTCGAGCCCGGGGCGGTGACGATCGAGGCCTGTGAGCTGGGCAGCTGTCCATTGATCGGCGCAAACGGGGTAAACGTGCCGCTCATACGATCCCCGCGTAACCCAGTTGTCGCGGATAGCCGGATCCGCCCACGATCGCGGCCAGGTCGGTCCCGGAGAGCTCCTCGAGCACACCCGCGCCATCGCCTGCGCGCCGGCCGATGACAACACCGTCGGCGCTCGCGCTCTGCATCTTGGCGTACGTGACGGCGCCGTCTTTGATTTCGAGCTCGATGACACCGTCGGTCGTGATCGGGCCGCCGGTAACAGCCAGGTCGTTGCTCGCAATCTCGACCGAGGTCACCGTACCGGTGCCGCCGACGATCGTGGCACTGATCGTGATGGCGTCATCCGTCTGCACGATCGTGACGTTATCGCCCTCGAGCAGCGTGCGAAACGCCAGCAGCGTCCCGGAGACGGCCTGGTACACCTGCGCACCGCCGCCGACGTTCTCACCCGCGGTGATGGTGCCGCCAACGAAATCCTTCCAACCCGCGTCGTAGTCGGTAGTGGTGGCCTTCTCGAGGACCTGGCCGGCCGTGCCGGCGCGCAGCATCTGCTGGAGCCGTTGAATCTCGGCAGCCTGAGCGCGCAGAAACTGCATCAGACGATTCAGCCGCTCGTCCTCGAAGCGCAGATCCGGGAACCCGACCGCTTGACGCTTGAGAGCCATTACAGGCGTCTCCCGATCGGGCTTGCCATCGCGCGCCAGTAGTCCATGCGCCAGTAGTCGCCCATGCCGAGGGACTCCATGTAAATCGCCACGCGACGTTGTGAGAATTGCGGGTCTATTTTGTCGGTGGTGGTGTCGACCGTGAACCGATTGCCGTAAACGAGTGGATCATTCGACAGGTCACGCCCCACGCATTGCACGGTGACGCTGCCGGCCATCTCCTTGAAGTCAGGGATGAGCGAATGCAACACCATGAGCATGCTGCCACCGGCGGTTGACCAGAGCGTCTGGTTCTGCGGTACATCGTGGCGGGCGGTCATCGAAAACTCGCCCTCCCAGGTCAGCAGGAAGTTAAACAGGCCTTCCTCAGTGCCGACGTCGGTCCCGGTTTCCTCCAGGTACACGCCGGTGTCGTTGAAGCCGATCTGCGTGTCATAGAACGTATTGACGTCCAGGCCTGACTCGCGCGGGATCGAGGACTTGTACCAAATCTGGAGCTGCCAGTTGTAGATCGCCGTGCTGTCGTTCTCCTCGGAATCGTTGGACGGAAAACTCCAGTGAATCTCGAAGAACTGCGCACGCACCCGGGCCGTGACCTTGTTTTTCTGGCTTCTGTTGAGGCCGGAAGTCGGGTCGGTCTTGGTGCCGAAGACGTAGTCCTGGATGTCGCACGGCAGGTCGTGAATGGATCCATCGAACGTACCGAACCCGTACTCCGTCATGAAGTACACCACGCCAAAGACGTCGACCGCGGCCCCGGGTGAGATGATCTTGACCGACTGGCCCAGGGGGGTGATCTGGTAGACGTCGGTGCCGCCGACCAGGCCGACCGAGTACAGCGTCTCATCCGAGAAAATGACGATCGAGGTGCGGGTCTTGCACGCGGTCACGATCCGCGAACCGGTGTCCAGGCGCTTGCTACCGGCGTCGTTGCCGACTGTGCCCGGAATGCTGCCATCCAGCGGTACCCATATGTCGAAATCGTCTCCCTGGCACCAGCGCACAAACATGCGGTCTTGCTGACCGGTGACGGTCGTCGCATCGTTGGAGAGCAGGTTGGTGCCCAAGGCGAGCACATGCCTGTCATCTGGACCTACCAGCATGCGCTCGATGTTGGCCGGTGCGTTGGGACGAACGATGGCGCGCGAGTCCGGGCCTGTCTGCCGTTGCCACCAGTACAGCGCCTCGCCGTTGGGAGAGGCCAGGAGGTCCTCGCCCCAGTTGTCGAGTGACCAGATGCGCGCACGGCCACCGAAAGTCGAGGCGGTGCGCGCGGTGCCGTACCCCTCGAGGCCGTAGCCGCCCGTGCCATAGCCCGCCAGCGTGCCATCCGAGGTGAGGCCGACGGAAATGTCATAGCTGGCCAGCGTTACCCCGCCTGAGCCGGTCGTCGTGGTGTTGACCGGTACACCGTACAGAATGGTGTACGTGTTCAGGTCGATGACCGAGTTGATGACCCACTCGCCGTTCAGGTTCACATTGCCAAAAGGCGTCATGCCGGAATAGCGCACGTAGTCGCCGGCCTGCGCGTTGTGCACCGGATCGGTCACGGTAATCAGCAGCTGACCAGTGGTGGTGGCAAACCCGTTCACGATGGTGTCGGTCTGCCGTACCGGGGTGATGTCGTAGAGAATGCCGTTGTTGATGAGGTAGAGCTTCAATTCCGTGCCGACGGCGATCCAGTTCTGACCGTCGAGTGAATCCCACTGCCAGGCGTTTCGCGCGTGCCCTTTGATCCAGGCTCGAGCGCCTGAGCCGTCCACCAGGTTGAGCTCGGTGAACCCGCCCATCTTCTGCGGCAGGCCGAGGTACCAGCGGACGTTGTCCCCGTCGATATAGCGCCCAAGGGACTGCCTCGAGGAGCGCTGCATGTAGATCCCTGGCTGGACCTGCATGTCGATCGGGTTGGCCTGGCGTGGACCGGCCATGTCAGAGCACCGCTCCCTTGATGTTCGGCCCGCCGGATCCGGACACGAACACCGCGGAGCCGCCGTTGAGGTCTATGGCCTTGCCCGCGCTGCCTCCGGTGCCCGCGATCCCCTGCTGACCGGGTCCGGCGACCGTTGTGCCTGGACTGCCCGCGCTACCCCACGAGCCGCCATCCCCGCCGGCGCCGGCATTGGTGGTCCCACCAGCATGGTTACCTGCCCCGCCCGCCCCGAAGTCGCCATTTGAGCCCCCGCCACCGTCGACGCCATTGGAGGCGGCTGCACTCGAGGCCCCCGCGCTCGTTCCGCCGAACCCGGCCCGGCCGGATCCGGCGCCGCCTCCGCCGCCACCGCCATTGGCCGCCATGCCGCTCCCGGAGCCGACGGCGCCGCCCCCGCCGCCACCGCCGCCACCGCCCCAAATGAAGCCGCTGCCGTTGGTGATGTTGAAGTTCCGGCCGGATCCGGGACCTTTCACCGCCGGCCCGCCTGGCTTGCCGCTCTTGCCCGCGGTGAGGTCCGTGGTCGTGGAACCGGAGCTGCCGATTTCGGCGCCGTTTCCACCGTCCCCGCCCGCGCCCAGGATCCACCCGAGATTCGTCCAGTTGATCGTCGAGCCGCTGGCGAAACCTGTGAAGTCGATCGCCGGGGTGGCCGCGGAGCTCGAGCGGATCACCACACCTGCAGCCGTCGTGATATTGACGGTCACGACCCCGCCCGGAGAGCCCGCCCGGGCGAACATGTTGACGTCGACCTCGTTGCCCGATAGCACGATGGTCGTGGTTCCCGGGGTAGCGAAGCCGATCGCGCTTCGGGCGATCCACTGATCGAGCGCCAGGTTGTAGGTCAGCTGGAAACGGTCTATCGCGTTCGGTGTGACCGATAGTGTGTTCGAGCTCGTGGACTCAAATTTGACGTTCGCAGGCCAGGTGAGCGTGCGCGACCCCACGCCATCCTGGCGAACCCATATCTCGATTTCCTGCCCATCGTCCGGATTGGTGATGGAGAGCGTGCGATTGCCGCCGAGAACCACGAAGAAGCAGTTCGACAGCATCGAGTTGAGGGTGATCGTCGCTGAATCGGTGAGCGTGCTGAAGGCAGTACTGAAGCCGGCGCGGAAGGGGTTGAAGATATCGAGCCGGGCGTAGTTGGCCGCGGCGACTCCGCCGAGGGCTGCGGCATTGGCCACGGAGCCCACCGGCGCCGCCTGCGGTGCAATGACGTTCGTACCGTCGCAGGCCAGCCACTGATTCGATCCGGCCGTGATCGCGACGCCGCTGCCGCTGGCGGTCTTCACCGTCATGGTCTGACTGGTGTTGTTTATCACCAGGTACAGCTTCGAGGAGGCCGGGACGATGCAGTTCAACGCCCCGGTTGGTGCGCCGGTGAGGTTGATGATGGCCATGCGGGCGGTATCGCTGGCGCCATTGTTCTGGCTGAGCGTGACATCCCCGGTTGTGACCGGCACGTTAGCCAGGCCACACACCGCGTCCTCGAGGAGCTGGAAGACCGCCGTATTGAGCAGCGCGCCCCATGTGTTGACGTCGCCTCCGGTGGCCGGGTAGCGCAGTCGAAGTTTTGAGCTGAATGAGTCAGCCATGTGTCAGGTCCTACTGGGCAGCCTGCGCCGCCGGCTTGAAGGGCCCGTAGTCACCGGCCCGGATGGAATTGCGGATCTCACTGCGCAAGCGCGGCAAGAGCTCGTTGCTGTACTTGTTGATGTAGTCGGTGTACCGGTCGTCGGCCTTGATGAAGTGCTCCGCCTCCGCCAGACAGGCCGCCAGCAGTGCATCCGGGCCCGCGCGCGACAGCCAGGTGGTCGCATTCGGGCTCGAGGAGGAGAGCGACTCCGGTAGCGCGCCGATGTAGCGGTAGAACATCTGGTAGGCCACATCAGGGGTTGGCACGACCTCGATGCTGTTGTAGCTGAGCTCATGGTAGTACTGCGGCGCTGCTCGAGCAGTCGGGTCGGGCGCGTACATCTGACAGAAATCGCTCGAGCGTTTCTCCACGTACACGAACTGGCCGCTGTTGTAGTAGCCGACCGTGCGGATCTGGATCACGTCGGAGGGCTTGGAAACCACGCGGTTGCCGATGGTCATCTGTACGGTCGTCTTGTCCGTGACGTCGTACTCCTCGACGTTGAGGTCGCCCCACAGTCGCCGCTCGCCCAGGCCGATGATGCTGTCGAGGTTGGCGAGGTACAGCGGAGAGGCGTGCACCGGCCAGGCCTGAAGGGCCGCCTTGAGCGTGGTGTATGTCCAGGCAATAGCAGGCACGCGGTTACCTCACGGAAAGCTGGGTGCGGTTGGGATGGTGTAAGTGGAATTGGCCGCGTTGTAGCGAGCGATCCCCTTCGTTATGCGCAGTTCATCCACCCTGGTCGGACACTGGCCGCCTGATACGGTAGCGGTGCGCCCCACCGTCACATAGTGCGCGGTGTTGAAAAATGGGTAGTTGATCCAGGCGCTGTTGCCATCGGCAACCCGATTGCCGTCAAAGAACAGATGCGCGAGCGTGTTCTGCCGGCAGACCGCGAAGTGGTACCAGGTGCCCGGTACAATCGTGATGCCGGCCCCGCTGGTGGACACCGCTCCCCAGCCCGCGCCGGTTCCGTTCTGCTGGATGCCCGTGTCCGCGGACATACTTCCCGCATTGCCCCCGCCGTTTCTGGCTACGCGAATAATGACAGCCGAGGCTGAACCCCCCGGACCGCTGAAGCTCGCCTGGTCCCCACCGATTTCCACGATGGGGAATTGCGCCGTGCTCGTGCCGCTGAATAGGTTGACCCATCCCTCGATCGTGAAGTCCTCACTCCCGGAGAGAATGTCTATCGGGTCGTTCTGGTTGTACGCGGTGACAAGGCGGCACGAGGAGCCGCCAGTCGTGACAGCGTCCGGGTTGAGGAAGGTTCCGCTACCGAACTTGGGCGGATCTGACGTATCCACGCTACCGGAGGCCGTGAGAACCATCGGGTGCGCGTAAATCGAGGAGTCGACAATGTTGCCGTCGAAGTGCAGCAGCAGCACGACGTCCTCATAGAAGGGGTCGTTGCTGATCGGCAGGTTGACCGTGTTGGAATTCGCCGAATTCTGGCCCAGCACCGGGACCGCAAACACGTACCAGTAGTACACCTGCCCCGGGGTCGGGTTGTCGATGTACGCAAGCGTGACCCCGTCGGTCTCATGCACCAGGTGGAACGTCGAGCCGCCATCATCGGAGCGGTAGAGCTCGTAGTGCAGGATCGTGGAGCCCAGTACCGTGGAGGCCGTCCATGCCAGGTCTGCTCGCTGGCCGTCAGCATCCAGTTGTACCGATAGCACCGGAGCGGTTGCCTGGATGACCTGCATGGTGAGGCACGCCGTATTCGATGGCGCGCTCGGTGGCCCCTGTGCGACCGACTGATTGTTACCCATCGGGTTTGCCACGATGTAGTAGCAGTACGTGCTCCCCTGCACCAGACCGCCGTCGGTGTAGGTGATCGGAGCGTCCTCGTTGGTCACCTTGTCGAACACAGAACCGTCGCCATCCCCCGGCTGCGGCTGGTCCGAGGTGTCATCGGCCGGAACAGAGGGAGTTGTCGTGCAGTGTTGTACGCCGGTGATGCCACCTAAGAAGTCGCGCTGTACGGCGCAGCTGACGAGCACCGACGGCGTCGCGCCATTGACCCCGCGATAGATCGTGTAGCTGGCGATTTCCGTGATGCCCGTCTCGGCCGGTGTCCAGGTGACACTTGCCGTGTTCTCACTGGCCTGCAGCACGGTGAGCACCGGTGAGCTCGGTGGCGCGATCACCTCCGGCGAGGGGCGCCAGAGTGCCGTCGGATCCTCGACCTTCGGCATGTACTCCTGCGGATGTTTGTCCTCGTACCACTCCGGGTCGACGCGCATGTTCGGGTAGCGCCCGTCGAAAACCATGTCCTTCAAAAGCATTTTGCGGCCCGACCGGCCGCAGATCCCCCACGCTCTCGATCCCTTGGCGTACTTCTGCGCCATTAGCAGGACTCCGCGCGCCCGCCCCTGATGTATCCGTGCCAGCAACCGACACAGTTCACGCTCGGCGTCAGGGTCGGTTTATCCGCGTTGCCGTCCCACTGCCAGGAATGGCCACCGTTCGTCTCCGGGTTCAGCA